TGCGGCCCGTGCAGGATGTTATCTTGAAAATGGTGCCCCGCTTTGAAGGCCCGCAATCGAACCTTGACGTGATTTCTTACCGTCAAGCGTCGGGTGACTTGGCTAACGAAAAACTTCCCGTTGAGGCACGCAAAGCAGCAGCGGAAACCATTATTCGCTTGATGAAAGCGCGGAAAGGCCAATTCATCACGTCAGAAATGGCGGCGGGCGAAGTTCCAATTGAGACAAAATCTAGCCTAGATGATCTCCTGAACAAGCCGGAGTACAAATAACTATGGCAACCTTAGACCAGCTTGAGACCGCGTTTCGCAAAGCTGACGCTCTGGGGAATGTAGACGACGCTAAAGTTTTTGCGACGGAAATACGCCGTATGCGAAGCGCGGGCGGGGAAGTCAAACCAGAACAAGAACTCGGGGCGGGTATGCCAACGGCGCGCGCGCCTGCACCTAGTTGGGCGGCTGTGGCCGGGTCTGCCGTAGCTAACGCGGTCCCAAGCATTGCGGGCGTCGCCAAGGGCGTGCTGGATATAGGCGCAGGCGCATTACGAAGCGGCGCGCAATTAGGGGCTGGCGCTATAGGCGATGTGTCGGAGCGCGTTACGGGTACGCGGTGGACAGGCCCAGAACGCGCGTTCACTGCAATGGATACTTACACAGGCAATCCTGAAGCAGGTAAAAAAGCCAGCGAAACCGCGCGTGCGGCAATAGACCTTCCGGCGGGCGTATTACGTTCAGTTGCTAAATCGGCGCATGAAACCGCGCCAAAAACCATTATGGGCCGCTTGGGCGGCGCGTTGTTGTCCATAGAAGGCGACAAGGATTCCGCCGAAAAGGCGAGCGCCATCGCTGAAGAAGCCCGCAAGCATTACGCAGGGTACTTGGATGAGGACACACTGAAAGAGCGCATTGCTAAAGATCCGGCGGCGGTTGCGGCAGATTTTTCAATGGTGTCTTCGTTGTTGGGTAAAGGCGCGCGTTCCGCAGGGCTTTCAAGCGTTGCCGCTCCGTTAGAAACCGTTGCCGCGTACACAAACCCGGTTACGCCCATCGTCAAGACTGCGGGCGTGGTCGCGGATGTCGCGAACAAAGGCTATGACGTTACAAAAGGCGCGGTTAATTATTTGGCCCGCCCGGGCGCAACGGCAGAAAACCGCCTTGCGCGCATGGTCAATGAACCTGAAGCCGCGCTTACGGCCATGCAAAATACGCAAAACATGCCTACGTCTGGGTACGTCGCGCCAGTTAGTCAGCGTCTTGCGGCAGGTAATGTAGCCGAACCTGCAATTGCGGGCGCTGAAGCCGCATTGGCAGAGGGGGCTACAAAACCGCAGGTCATGAACGCGCAACAGGCACGTATTGCCGCCATTCAATCCAACTTGCAGAATGTCGAACAGCAGTTGGCGCAAAGAACCAATATGCTTACCCCGGCTCAAACGGCGGAACTTAGCACAGTGCGTAACTCGCTGTTGCAATCGTTGGCCGCCGAAAATGCAGGGCTAGAAACGGCTGGCGTTCAGATTGCCAACCAACTGCCTAACGTCGGGCAACAGGCGCCCGGTCAAACATTGGCTACCGAAGCGTTGGCTGGGCGGCGGGCGGTGGGCAGAGAAGTTACAAGCCCTGCGTATGAAACCGCGTACAATCTCGCGGGCGCGGAACCTATCGCCGTTGACGCAGCTTTGGCCGCAGCTCGGCGTATTCAAGCATCGCCGGGCGCGGTTACGGACTCCAGCACGGTCCCGCAAAGCATTAGCCGCTTGCAAGAGTTTGAACCGCCAATGCAACCTGGCGCGTTTACGGAACTTGCGCCGGGGCAGGGTTTTAGCGGTGCGCCAGTGCGACCGCCTGCTACCATGACGTTGCGCGATTTTGGTGACGTTCGCGAGAGCTTGGTGCGCGATCTTAACAATGCTCGTAAAACGCCGTCGCTTGACGCGCCCACCCGCGTTCGTCATTTGGAAGACGTTTTGGGTCAATTGGACGCGGCGCTTACGCGCAGCGGCGTGTCTCAAGAAGCTCAACAAGCGTATCAAGGCGCGCGCGCGCTTTATCGTAGAGCGGTTGTCGAACCTTTTAAAACGGGAGAAACCGCAAAGATTTTACGGACTGGCGGCGACAATCGTCAAGCGTTGCTGCCTGACGATACGATCCAAGCGTTCTTAACAAACGAAACTAGCGCGCAACAATTTGGTACAACCTTCAATGGCCGCCCAGCGGCTGCTCGCGCTATGGGCGAAGGCGTTGGTGATTTGTTCCGCCGTAAAGTTGTGGACGCTACAACAGGTCTTGTGAACGAAGCGACGGCGGCTAAGTTTATTGCTGACAACGCCCGCCAGCTTAATATTTTAGAAGACGCGGGCGTTAATGTTCGCCAGCAATTGACGCAAATAACGGAAGCCGCCACACAAAACGCTGCCGCGCGGGCTACGTTAACCGAAGCCAGCCGTAAATTTGACGGCGTCAACGACGCTAAAACGCTTGTTGATAAAGCTCTTGAGTCGCCTAAAGACATGGATTTTGTGCGTCGTCGTTTAGACCCAGGCGCTCGCGATGCGTTGAGCGCGGAAGTTAAAAATCGCGCGTTGGACGTGATGAAGTCCAACGACCCAAAAAGCGCAATCGAATATCTTACCAAAAACGAAAAGCAGATCCAGATGGCGTTGGGGGGCAACGGACGCGCGGAACATGCCGCGATGTTGAATACCGCCAAAATGCAGGAGCAGCTAATCAAGACTGCTGACGCACTTCCTAACACGGGTCTGTACGACCCCGTTGTGTTGCGGGCTAAATTTTCTCCTACCAGACTTGCAGATCTTCGCACGGCAGTAGATGAAATTAGGCAGATAAAACAAGTTGAAGAAGTTGCCAAAGCAGGCAAGGATTCGCGCGTTGCGCCGCCGCCCATGTCATGGAGCGAGTTTGTGCATTCCGGCAACCCTTGGGTATGGCTTAAAACTATTGGCGGTAAAGTCGGCAAGAACTGGGCGGATCAGCGCATAAATGCTGAAGCATACAAAGTCATGTACGAAGACCCTGAAAGGTTTACGCGGGCGTTGGCCCGCGCCATCGAACGTAAAAATGTGGTGCAACGGACGCGCAACGACGTTACCGGCATGACCAACGCCCTTATAACGCGTCCGGCGGTGTCCATTTCAAATGCGCTCGCTGACCGACAGGAACGCCGGTAATGGACACGCAGACATTGATGAACATCGCGTCCACGGTCGCCATCGCCATCGGCGGCTGGTTCGCGCGGGAGGTCTGGGGCGCCGTCAAGGAACTGAGATCAGACCTTCATCAACTGGAGGTAGACCTGCCCAAGTCCTACGTCAGCCGGTTCGACATGGACAAGCGCATGGAACACATCGAGACCATGTTCCAGCGCATCTATGACAAGCTTGATGGGAAGGCGGATAAATAATGGACCCGCTCACACTTTTAGCCGCAGCTAAGGCCAGCTACGAAGCCATCAAGGCTGGCATTGCCGTGGGCAAAGAGCTACAGAGCATGGCGTCCGACATGGGCTCGCTGTTCGACAGCGTAGCCGCCATCACGCGAACCGCTGCCGATCCCAAAGGCAACTTGATGAGCGGCAAGACCGCGCAGCAGATTGCAATGGAAGCCTACGCCGCCAAGGCGGAAGCAGACCAGATGATGGAAGAGCTGAAGAACCACTTCATTGGCGAGTTCGGTATCGCCGCCTGGGATCAGGTGCTGTCGGCTACCACGCAGATCAAGAAAGATCAGAAGGCGGCGGCGCTTCAGGCCGCGAAAGATCAGGAAGAACTGACGCACAGCGTCCTAATGTGGGGGGCGGTGTTTCTTGCGTTCGTTCTGGTTGTGGTTTGCTTTGTTCTTATCACCATTGGTTTGGTCCACCGATAGGAGTTACGCCATGCATATGAGCCAAGGCGGTCTGGACGTTCTTCTCAAAAAGTTCGAAGGCTGTAAGCTGAAAGCTTACCGTTGCCCCGCCAACGTCTGCACCATCGGCTACGGCCACACGTCAGCGGCGGGCGCGCCCCAGGTTGCGGATGGCATGATCATCACGCAGGCGGACGCCGAAGACATCCTCAAGCGCGACATCGTCAAGTACGAGATCGCCGTGATGGATCTGGTCAAGGTCAAACTGACCCAGAACCAGTTCGATGTTCTCGTGGACTTCGCCTACAACGCGGGCGTCGGGAACCTCAAGTCGTCCACCATGCTCAAGAAAGTCAACGCTGGCGATCTTGACGCGGTGCCTGCCGAGTTGATGAAATGGACCAAGGGCGGCGGCAAAGTGCTGCCGGGGCTCGTGCGTCGTCGCCAGGCGGCGGGCGCGTGGTGGAACGCAGACCAGCATGTGGAAGAGCATGAGCAACGCACCGATCCTGATCCAGTTCCTGTACGAACAATGGCGGACAGCAAGCAGGGTAACGCGGCGCTACTCACGGCAGGCATCGGGGGCTTGGGAGCAGCTAAGGAGATCGCTGCACAGGCGAAGGATGCGTCTGACGTGGCGGATCAATTCATGGGCCTACTCGGCAACCCAAACTTTGTTGCTATGGCGGCTGTCGTGGGGCTTGGTGCCGCTATCTGGTACTGGCGCAAGAAGAACATGGATCAGCACGGTGTTTAGCCTGCTCTTCACGCCGGTCGGGCGTTACGCTGTCATGGCGTTCATCGCCATCGTCGTCCTGAGCGGCGTCTATTTTAAGATCCGCGCAGACGCAGTGGCCGAGATCGAGGCTGCTGCGACGGCGGACGTGCTACGGAGAACGCAAAATGCGGTTGGCGCTTCTGATGCTCTTGATCTGTCCCCTGACCGGGTGCGTGACCCTGACAAGCACCGTCGAGACTAACGCGGCGGTTTGCGACGTGTGGCGCGACGTGTCGTGGTCGTCCAAGGACACCACGGGCACCATCATCGAGGTCAAGCAGAACAACGCCCGCCGCGAAGGCTGGTGCGCTAAGTGAGCGCCATCACCTTGGGAAACTCGGCGTCGCCAAGGATCTCCATGCGCTCCCGCGCCGCCCGCAGCATCGTGTAACGTTGGTGCAAGCGGATCAGCACCGTGACGCGCTGTTCGCCCTTGCGCTCCTCGTCCAGCAGACGCAGGACAGCGTCCTCGTCCAGATCGGGCAACATCCGGTTAATTTCCCGCCAATTATGCGTCATGCTTTCAGTTCCTCAAGTGCTATGTCTGAGATCGCCCGCTTGTCCTGAAGCGCGATCCAGATCCGTTCGTCTATAGTTTTATTACAGATCAGCAAATAGCACCAGACGTCCTTCGTCTGGCCGCTGCGGTGCAGCCGCCCTACCGTCTGTTCAAACAGCTCCAACGACCAGGGCATGGACAAGAAGATGATCTTGCAGCCACCGAACTGAAGATTGAGGCCATGCCCCGCCGACTTGGGATGGATCAGCAGCAGCTCGATCTCGCCCTTGTTCCACCGGTCGATGGCGTTGAAGTCGTCAATCGTCCGCGCCAGCGGATAGCGCCGTTTTAGCTCGGCCAGCTCTTCCTTGTAGTTGTAGACGATGATCGTGTTGGCGCGCTGATTCTCGTTCAGGACTTCCTCGATCAATTCGAACTTGTGCGTCGAAAACCAGATAACCTTTTGTTTCATGTGAAACTTTCCTTTTTCCTCTGACGCTTCCGTCTTGCTGTCGTAGACGAACCCAGACGCCATTTGCTGAAGCTTGTTCGTCACGGCGGCGGCGTTTGCCGCGATGATCCGGTCCTCGCCGTACTCCAGCACGAAATCGCGCTTCATCTTTTCGTAGGGTTTGCGGTC